TTATATTAATGGCGGCACTGTGTGGCACTCTGGCAATGATGGCTCAGGCTCAGGGTTAGATGCAGATTTGCTGGATGGTTTAGGTAGCGGATCGTTTATTCGTAGTAATGCTAATGACGATGTAACTGCACACACAGAGTGGCAAGATGGCTACCAAGCACGGTTTGGTAGTGGTGCGGATTTAAGGATATATCACAGTTCTGGGACAAATTACATTCGTAACTATAACCACGCAGCGGGTGACATTTACATCCAAGGTGAGGATACTTCTGGCGCTAACCATAATATTGCAGCGTTCCTTTCATCCAATACTGCGCCATATGTAATTTTATACGAAGATGCCTCTGAACGTTTACGGACAACAAGCAGCGGTGTAACCGTTACAGGTACTTGTACTGCTACATCATTCAGCGGCGATGGCAGCAACCTGACAAACCTTCCAGCAAGTACCCCAACAACTGGGTTTACTGTTACTGGTACGATTACAGCCACAAAGTTTGTCGCTAGTTCCGACATAAACCTTAAAGAAAACATTAAGCTACTAGAAAGCCCAACGGACAAGCTGTCAGCCATTTCTGGTTATTCTTATAACTTCAAGGAAACTGGCGAGAAGTCTTACGGTGTCATTGCCCAAGAGGTTGAAGACATTCTTCCAGATGCAGTTCACACAAATGACAAGGGCAACAAGTCTGTCGAATACAACGCAATCATCGCACTTCTTGTTGAGGCAGTGAAGTCGCAACAGGTTCAGATAGATGAACTAACAAGAAAGTTAGAGGGTTAATTATGTCTATAGAAATAGATGGCGCAAATAGCAAAATAGACGGCGGCGGCAATGCAATGCTTGGTAATATTGAAGGTGGGAATCATATAGAGGGCTTTAATTACATAAAACCTAATTACGATTTTGTGACGCAGTCGAATGGCGTAGCATCGTACTCAATTTCAAACCTCCACAACATTTTATACAATAATATAAAATTAGGTATGCGCTTTTTACCAATGAGTCCTGGCATTACAAATGGATTAAACATTAATATTACAGATAGCGCAGGGACAACTAATCGTAGTGTAACTTATCAGCAGACATTTAAAATGACTGCAAGCGGCAATACAAATACTGTTGTTGAATATTGGAATACTAGCTCTAGCGGCGTAGTTGATTTATGCGGCGGCACTTATGGGGTTGGAAGTACGTTTCCAAGTCATAGAGGTTTGCAAATGATAATAAATTGCTGTGCAATGGATTTTAGCAGTACTTTCGTTAATTTAGCACCATCTTTAATTATTGATACACTCTGGCCTATAACGAGCGGTATTAACGCTCATTGTCAAACTCACATCACTGCAAGCAACAACACACAAACTGGTTATGACTGGGAAAAACTAACTTTCTACTTTGATAGTGGAAACTTAAAAGTTTCAGCATTTGGAGGAACATAATGTCGTATTTTGTACCTGATTATGACGCAGAAAAAATATTAGACGAAGAAACAGGTCTTTATGGGGTTCCTGTTCGAGCAATGACCCAAGCAGAGATTGATGCATTGGAGGCATCTAGAACAGAAAAAGCTGCTATGAAACCTGACTTTGTTCGGGCGTACCGCAACGCATTGCTTGCTGCATGTGACTGGGTTGGTGGTTCTGATGTAACAATGGCTGACGAGAAGAAAGCCGAGTGGGTCGCTTATCGTCAGGCACTACGGGATATAACATCCCATGCAAACTGGCCTTATTTAGAGCTAGATGATTGGCCCACACAACCAACCTAACCAAGGAGAAAAACAATGGCTAAAGAAAAAACGGCTAATGTTATTACTATCGACGACAAAGAATACACAGAGGATCAACTGACAGACGAACAAAAAGTTATGATTAATCATATTACTTCGTTAGATCAAAAGATTAGCTCTGCACGGTTCAACTTAGATCAACTATCTGTAGGACGTGATGCATTTATGAATATGCTAAAACAATCACTAGAAGCAGGTACTACAGAAGAAGCAGCATAAGGCTTTGTAACATATGTATGGATTAACGGCTTATTCAGAGGCAGCGTTTAGTGACCCAGGATCGGGTGCAGTAAATGTAACTCTTACAAGCATTACTGCAAATACTACCGTTAATTCAGTTGTTGTAACTGCTGATTGTAATCTTACTACGGATAACGTTACAGCAACAACTACAGTCAACGGTGATGGTATTATTGTACGTAATATTGTCACCGTGTCTATCAATGGTGTTACTGCTACTACCACAGTAAATGATGTAACAGCTACTGGTGGTGCTACAGCAGAACTTACCACAGGTGTTACAGCTACATCAAGCATTGGCACAGTAAGTATCACTGAAGGTGTAGGTGCAGTATTTGGTGTCACAGGTGTAACTGCAAGCTCTACAGTAAATGATGTAACTATTACTGCTGATGCTCTTGTATTACCTGATAATGTAACAACTACAACTACAGTCAATGATGTCTCTATTATTGAGGGTGTAGGTGTAACAGTAGTACCAGCACAGGCTACAGCTACAGGCACTGTCAATGAGCCTACTATCGTAATCAATGTAGTTGCTACTCTATCTGGTTTAACACTTACAACCACAGTTAACAATGTAACTGCTACAACTACACAGTTTAATTATGAAGCAATTAAAACTAAGTATTCCCGTGAAAGAATACTGTTTATTGAACGCCAAAACGATGTAAACAGAATTGCATATGTTGATAGAGTGGATCGTAAAGTATTCATAGAACGTGCTAACGATAATAATAGAACTACGTATGCAGAAGCTGCTTAAAGGAAACACAGTATGTCACTAAAATGGCCTAACAAAGACCCTGATGAAACACTTGACTACAGTATTGATTGGTCACGTTTCTTGGGTACAGACACTATTAGCAGTGTAGTGTGGTACGTAAATGATGCTGATGGGGTTAAGACACAGTTAACACCTTCTGGCCCACTTGTAAATGGCATACAGTTAATCTCCAATACCAATACAAACACTATTACTACTGCATACATAGGCTCAGGTACAGAGAACATACAGTATTTGTTTTACTGTAAGATCACTACTTCTGGAGGCCTGACAGTAGAGCGCAGTATACGTCTACGTGTAAGGAATAAATAATGGCATATAACTTTTTAGACCTAGTTAATAAAGTAAACCGTAGACTAAATGAAGTTGAACTTACTAGCGATAACTTTAGTACTGTTACAGGGTTTTATAACTCAGCTAAAGATGCAGTAAATGCTTCTGTTAGACATATTAATCACGAAGAGTTTCAGTGGCCTTGGAATCACGTAGAAGAAGAAGACATTCTTACTGCAGGTGTATCTCGTTATGGCTTACCTTATGATCTTAAAACACTAGATGTAGGTAGTTTTCGTATCAAAAAAAGTGAAAGTCTTAATGTAGAAACAACTAAGTTAAGGATACTAGATTATAAAGAATACCTTGACAAGCACGTAGATCAAGAGTACAATACCAACACATCAAACAGGTCAACTCCTAGTCTTGTATCTCGTACACCTAGTGAAGAGTACATTGTTGTCCCAGCGCCCGATAAAGCATATGAAGTAGTATATGAGTATTATCGCAACCCAGTAGAGCTAGAAAACTACAACGATGTACCTACTATTCCTGAACAGTTTAGTCACGTCATTGTAGATGGCGCTATGTTCTATTCATATCAGTTCCGTGGTGATGCACAGGCTTCACAGATAGCACAGAACAAGTTCCAAGAAGGTATTAAGTTTATGCGTACCTTGTACCTTAATCGTCAAGAATATATACGTTCTACTGTAGTACAACAGAATAGCCTTACAGCTTCACGGGTATAACTAAATGGCAACACAGTGGCAGACATTCCCGATACAGTTTAGCGGAGGGTTAATCACTAACCTAAGCCCGTTACAACACGGTATCCAAGCTGTAGGTTCTGCTTCTATTATGCAGAACTTTGAGCCTTCTCTTGATGGTGGTTACTCTAAGGTGTTAGGGTATGAAAAGCTCATAGACGCTAAACCTACTGTGTCTACTACTGACGTAATGCAAGCTTTGTGTGTCGTAGATAATGATACAGTAGTTGTAGCACGAGGCGGTGATTACTACGAAGGTACAATCTCTACTGATACTTGGGGTTCTTCTCTAGCAACTGCAGCAGATACAAGCTTTACTTCAGTTAAACATCAACGTTACAACTTTAGTGGTACTGAAAAGATTATCTTTGTAGATGGTACTAACTTCCCTGCTATCTACACTAAAGGCTCACCAAGCACAGTAACTTACATTACCTCTTCTGCGTCTAACGATGCTGTAGAAGATGCTTCAGATGTAGCACTATATAAGAGTACACTATTCTTTGCTGTTGGCACTGAGTTAATCTTTACAGCACCCTTTACTGATACAGACTTTACAGTAGCTAACGGTGCAGGTAGTATTAATGTTGTATCGCCTATCACAGGTCTAGCAGTTTATCGTGAGCAGCTAATCATTTTTTGTAGTGATCGTATTCTACGCTTAGTTGGCTCTAGTGCTGCAGATTTCCAGCTTATTACAGTTACTGAAGAGATCGGCTGCATTGATGGTGACACTATTCAAGAAGTTGGTGGTGACATCATATTCCTTGGACCAGATGGTATTCGTACTTTCAGTTCAACAGAACGTATTGGTGACTTTGGCTTAGACGTTGCATCTAAACCTATTAGACCTACAGTAGACTCTCTTGTTAGCACAAACAATAAACTTACAAGTTTGGTTATTGTAGATAAAGCTCAGTATCGCTTGTTTGGTTATAACTCTGCGACACAGGTAGATGCATCAAACGGTGTCTTAGGTACTAAGTTTATTGACCAAGGTGGTACAGGTCTTCAGTGGGGTACAATAAAAGGTTTTAAGGCTTACGTAGCTGATTCATTTATAGACGGTAACATAGGGTTCTATGTATTTGCTAACGATGATGGTTACGTATATAGAATGGAGTCAGGCAATA